ACAAAGACCACAGTAATACAGCTGTTCATCATCCTGCAACTGGCCGCGCACGCCATGACAGGCATTGCAGTCAGTGCCCACGCAAATGGTTTCCTTGCGGTCGCCGCCGAACGGCAGACGGTTTGCTCGTCCGGGGCAGACCGTCTGCCGCATTTCCAAGTCTGTTCGCAGTGTTCTTCTTCCTACGTGTTTCATCCAATCCGCGCTCCCTGCGCCGTTGTCCAAATTTTCATCAGCTGCTGATTCACTTCATTCAATCCGCGCTCCCGCTCGGCAAAGTCATTTTTCCCGCGAGCATGATGCAACGCTGCGCTGGCATCCTTGGCTGCGGCGGCAATCTCATTGCGCCGCGCCCGGTCTGCCATCATCATTTCAATCGCGGCTGGCGGCCACGCCGTTTCGTGCATAAAAAAATATTCACCCGTTCCGCCGCATAGCTCGCATTTGTGATTGACGGCTATCAACCTGCCAAAATGCCCGCAGGTTCTTACTTCAAACCCTTCCGCTTCCGCAAACGCTTTGATTTCTTCGGTCGTTGGCATGGTTATATTTTTGGTATAATTTTCCTTTGGCATCCAAAAAGACCGGCTTCATGCGCTGGGCTGGAGGCGGTGCCCAGCACATGAACAGAGAAGGAGGCTGCTTGCCGGTCAAGCTATTATACCGCTGTCAATCCGTTTGCGCATTTTTTTTGATGGCCGTGCATTATTTCCCATCCTCAAAGCTGAGGCGGCAAATAATGCACCACCAGCTGCTGCGCCAGCGTCTTACCATCGTGACTGAGCAGCACCTCGCCAATCACCCCGACGGCCTCGCTGCCGTCGGGGAATCGCAGGTTGAAGGTCTCTCCCTCCTGATAGTGCCTGTTGCCCGTTGTGCTGATCTGCGCCGTGTGCCAGTCGTGCGCTGATGCCTCGCTGCCGGGATTGTGCAGCGCAGCCTCAGCAACCTGCTGCGCCCGCGCTGTTGAACCAATCGCAACAGGGTCAACGATGTCCGGCGCAGGGATGCACTCCGCGCTGTTGCCGCCAGCCACGAGGGCGCGGCAAGGATACAGCCGATAGATAACATTAATGTTGTTCACACGCCCGCCGCCTTGCTGTGCAAATCAAACAGCACTTTGTATTGTTCGCCTTTCGCCAGCCCCTTAGCTGGCACGGCGAAGCGAAATTGCAACGCGGAATACTCATACGTGACCGTCAACACGAACTGCGGATCATCATGCTTGACTGTCACCGTGCGCCCATTGATGCTATGCGGCGGCGGCGCAGCCTCGTTCCAGTATTCATTGATGATTTTGTCCGGGTAAAATGTCAGCAGCCCGGTTGTCTGCTTATTCTGGAAATCCAGCGTGTCAGTCCTTGTCCGCTTGACCGTGCCGATCAACCGGTACTCGCCAACCTCGTATTCAATTTTGTCAAACACCTCGCCTTCAGGCGGCTGGGCGAGAAAGAAGAAGGGCTTGTTTTCCGTGAACGTCCAGCCAGTAGTGCCATTGATCTCTTCGTCTGCGTCTGTCGCCCAGTTTACCTCTGCTGCTGCATCTGCCGCACCCTGAAGGTCAATGAGCAACGGTGCGCTTTCGATTATTTGCATAGATCACACCTCAGCGCGGAGCCAGAAAGACATCTTGTGTTGTTGATCATCATCACGGTACAAAAACTTATACCGGCGCGTCTTGTATCGTACCGTAGCGACGGACTTGCCAGCCGTTGCGGCGGTCAAAGTGCCGTCCTCGCTTGGCGTGATTGCGCCCAGTGAAGCGTTGCCCATCCAGTCCACGGAAAGCAGGGCGTAGATGGGCCGCTGCGTTCTGCCCACGCCGTTGTCAAAGCTGATGGTTTCCTCAAGTTCGACATCCTCAGCCACTCCATCAGCCCGGAACTCAAAACCGTCATGCGGCTCATGACAGCAGCGCAGCCAAACCTTTTCGCGCCAAGGCACCGGCCAGCCGAAAATCTCCCGATAGCCGCTGCTGTTGATTTCACCCTGTTCAGGTGCGGCCAACTCTGCCGCGCCTGCATCTGAATCCTGATAGTTTGCCACCCTGATCATGGTGTATCTGATCTGCCCGCCATCGTCTGCAATTGCAGACTGGATCATGTACTGGCCGGGGTCAAGGCCATGATCCAGCGGCGCAGCTTCTATTGCCGCACGGAGGGCAGCAGTGCTATTTATGGTGATGTTTTCAGGCAGGCATGGAAGCCCCCGATCAATGATCAGCGTATCGCCATCGTCGCCGGTGCGCGCCCGTTCCTTGATGAAAATTTTAGGCCAAATCTGGAACGGGAACTCATTCTCCACGGTGAGCTGCTGGCCGATGGGGAAATCGTCAATGCGCAGATCATAGCTCAGGCCGCTGCCAGCAAACAGCTCATCCATGATCTCGCTGGCCATTGTTCCGCTTGGCCAGCTCTTGTTGAACCGCCGCGATCCGCGCGGAAAGCCCCTCTCATCGGGCTTGAGATTGCCCAGCCCTGCCGTTGGACTGACAAGCCGCAGCGTCGCCGTGTAAGCATCTGCGCCGGTTGACTGATCCGCTGCCCAAATGCGCTCCTGAACGCCGTCATACATCAAAGTGATTTCGCGGTCGACCACTGTCACCGGGCCACTCTCCAGCATGAGTGTCGAGAGCACCGTTAATTTGGCATGACCGTACAGCGTCAACGAGCCGATCAGCTGCACATTGCGCGGCGGGAAGGTGTCAGGATGGACATTGACCTGCACGTCAAACTGGCGGTAATACAAGCCGCCCTGTTCCTGAAACGAGATGAACTCCAAGACGGAATTGTCAACGACCAGCCCGACAGATTGCTCGAATATGCTGCTGTCCACCTCGCCCAGCATGGCAAGTCGCTGGTAGGCCTCAAAAACCATGCGCTCGTGGGCCTCAACAGAGAGCGTGGTGAACTGCTCAAGCGTCGCCAAGGTGCCGTTGACCAGCAGCGGGGCGAATGCCTCAAAGCCCATCGTGGCGACGACCGACAACTGCGCCGCCTTCTCTAACCGCGCTGCCGCATCAACATAGATTTCATACGCTTTTTCCACCGGCGCGGCCCGGCGCACTTGGATGCCACGCCATGCTTCAGCTCGCGCAGCGGGGGCGAGCTGAAGGCTGCGGAAAGCCTCTGCGACTGATGCAATGCGCAAGGACGCATGTTGTTCGTTAGCTTCTGTTGTATTGATATTATTAACAAGAGAAGTCCCGTCTCGTTCATACGACGCGTTGCCCCACTCCGGCACAAGCACAGAACCGATGGCGGTCTTGTCTAGAGGAGATAGTGTTAACGACGCTTTGAACGTGTCGTTTACATAGACTTTGACAATCCCTGATACAATAGTCACCTGCACCTGTGCAAGCACAGATGCAGGCAAAGCGGCAAAAGAGACTACCCCTGATGTCCCGGCAGCCGCATTGACCTGCGTTGTGACTGACGCAGTGCTGCTGCCTGATCGCAAATAGACAATTATGCAAGTGTTTGGCCAGCCGTAGTATGTTGTTTCATGCGTCGCTCCGATTTTTTTAAGGACAAAAACAGTGCCGGGCGTGCCTGGATATGATTGCGGCGACGGTGTCACGTCAAACTTAATTTTTACTGATGATACATCGACTTCCCAGCCGCTGCACCACGCCCCGCAGTGGGCGTTGCCTGTCATCGTGCGGAGCTGGAGATTGTTGTTGACAGTCACTTCCGCGTTTGGGACAACGCGGGGAGTTAAAATAGCGGTGTCGAGGACTGTGCCGGTAAAAATATAATTCATGGTAGCTCTGGAGACCAGTGGCAGCTTGTACACCAATGTAGATTCTGATCGGAGCAATACTTAATATTTCCACCGCAGTGGATGCATTTTTTTTTGTGATCAGGTGTTAGTTGTCTGCCATTTACAAAAACAGACACTTTTTTTTTATAAAAAATTTTGATCAAACCAGAAGATTTTATGTTTGCTATGTGCATGTGTGCTCCGCTGTATAGACAAGGATTATCTCTATCTCTCCTCTAGCATCCACTGTAAGACTAAGCTCACCAGCTATATATACTTCGTATTGGAATACCCAGCCGGCATAGGTGTAACCATTCCAGAGATTATAACCTTCAACTCTTACTTTACTTTCTCCAGATATATCTACTTCTTCATTGACTATTAGAGTTGGTGCAAATCCGCTATCATATATGATTCCGTCGTATCCGTAAATTATTAACTGGTTATCAACGGCTATAACTTTAATATAAGACCCAATAGGGAATTTTACTGCCACAAATGACGATGAGAAGCTATCAACCCTTTTACCGCAGATACCATCGTCCGGGCCTATGTAAATTATCTCTGTATCACTATGATGTTTACTCTTAATATCCTCTTCTCTTTTCGTCCATCTCTGCCCGCGCCACGTCCTTGTGATTTTGCGGCAACTTGGTTTACAGATATCTCTGACAGGTGCATAGCCGCAGCTGTCGACGTATCCATGCCAAGTGATTTCGTTGTAATCAGATGATGCAATTTTCGCAATGCGCAACGTCATCTGGCGACTGATGTAATCCGGCAAATTCAGGATTGCGCCAGTGCCTGCGTTAAGCTCCGGCAGTGTGTTTGTTGGGCATGGTACTTGCCGATACTCCACCGTCGCCGGACCAAGCTTTCTGTCATTGCACAGCTGGCGGGCCTCTGTTACAACTTCCTCATAGCAAAAAATATCTGCATTTTCAGGAGGTTCAAATGCTTCAGGGCTTCCGCCGCAGACGGAGCAATCATCGGCATCCGGGTTGCCTTCAGTTTCATCTTTGATGTCGACCTCGGCGGGTTGATCCAACAGCTCACTGGTGCCAAGGAACTTAGCCGCATAGTTCCGCTTGCCGTCTCCGAGCCACACACCCAGCAGACTAACCGTCCAGATATCGCAGATAATCGGCAGCCACAGCTCTATCCTGCCACTGACTACGCGGCCGCCGAAGTCCACTTTGCCGCCGCCCAAGCTAATATCAGGCCCAGCCACGATGCGCTTGTCCTCAATGACATTGCCGAGCCAGCGAGGTGGCTTTTTCCGCCAGAGGGGATCAAGAGCCACTGCATCAACATAATAGCGCACGGGCGCGGAGGACGCATCACTGACATCAATAATCAGATTGATGGTCTTGCGGCTGCGCACCGGGCCGGACAGCACTTTGGCGGAGCCGAGCGGCAGGAGGTGATAACCAAAAGCCTCATCTGACCAGTGCGCATATACTGTCCTGTTAATCGGCAATCCTATGCGGCGGGCAGCTTTGCACTTGGCACCAAGCCGCATATCAGTGGCTATTTTACCACAATCAGGCCCATCAAGGGCGTCCTCCAGCTTGGCAATAGGATCGGCGGCGGTAGCGACAGGTGAACCTACGCATGGGTCAGGCACACCGACCAGCTCATCCAGCAGTGCGGCCAACTCGGCAACGGTCAGTTCAGCCTCGGCCTCTGGCGGGTCGGTTGTCAGCCTGAGCCACCGTTCTACTCCCGTTTCCACTGATTCCATCACCGCACAGGTGATGGTTATCTGTCCGTTACAGATTGTCAATTACTTTTTTCCCATTGCATATATTAAAGATGACTTGCTCGTCCGAGAGCCGGTTTGTCCAAAAATCCGAATCAGCGCATTTGTCGAAAGCATCAATTACGCATTGCGGCAGCTTGATCTCAACTGTATATTTTTGCTGCAATTCTCGTGGGATGCCGAGCGGCCAAAAAGCCACAGCCCATAGCGATGAGTCCCATTTTGTGCCGAGCTGATGCTCGACAGTTACAGTCCATTTGTCATATTCTGCCGTACCGCGTGCGCGGAATGTGCCAAACACAGCGGAGGAAACGTAAGCAAAGCCGTCAACATGTGTTACATCAGGCTTGTCAAGCACTATCCGGTTGCCATGCTCGTCGTAAACATAGCCGTCCCAGTCTGCGCGGAATGTGCCAAAATTACCAACACGCCAGCCAAGCTGCTGCGTCAGATTGTAGTCCACATCATAACTCGCCGACCGCTGCTTGCGCGACAGTAGTGGTCCCAGAGCTGGCAGCAGCACGCCGTCTTTGGTGACTTCCAATTCATACTCCACGCCCTCTGCATGGTGCACCTCAATCTCCGCAGTCCAGCGCGCCGTCCACACGTTGTCGTCCCGCGTCCTGCTGACCGGACATCTCGACAAAGCCTGTCTAGCTGACTTGCCCACGCGGATCATCGCGAGCATATCGGCAACATCCCTTGACGTGACCTTGCGCTGCTCCGGTGGCACGTTGGTCTGTTTGACTATCAGCCAGTTTCCCGCTGCCAGCTCACCGGCAGCGGGCGCAGCGGAAGTGATGGTTATTGAGCCAGAGACAATAGCCATCAGACCTCCTCCTTGCCATCGGGCAGACAGTCGGATGGATCAGGCAGGGACGGGCATTTTTTGCCCTCCCAGCAGACATCCTGACCGGTGCCAATTGTGGTTTGCAGATGCTCATACAATCCATCCGGGTCAGACTTAAGCGGCTTATTGCCACATATCGACCATTGCGCCGACACATCTGCCAACAGTCGCCGGTCTCCTTCTGTTTCCCGCAGCGCCCAGTCTTCGAAGCACTGCGGCACATCAACCTTTATCCGTTCGAGCCTGCCGCACTCTGATTGGATAACAAGGTTGGACTGATAATAATTTTCCTCGTCGCCCTCCTCACTGCGCGGTGGGACCTCCACCTGCCGCGTGGTAGTGTAGGCCGAATAGCTGACCGCAATCTGCGCATAGCAGGCCGAGCCGGTAATCAGCTTGCTGCCGCTGATCCGCACCGCCGCGCCGGGAATCTGGTTGCATGTCCTATCCAGTGCCTCGCCGACGAGACGCGCGGAAGTCACCATGTTCGGCGCAAACTCCAGCTTGTCGGCCAGATCCAACTCAACGTCCCCGCTCGCCTCCACCCAATCTGAGGGCGAGGTGGAGATGTTCTCATTGTGCCGCGTCAGCCCTTCCTGCGGCTCGCCAATCGTGCCGTGGGTGATGCTGATGCCGTGACCCTGCCCATCGTCTTGCGTGATAATGGGCACCCGGAAGGTGCCGTCGAATTCATCATCATCTTCGGCGGCGACTGGAAAACCCATAATCAGTTTGATCAGCTTCATCACGTCCGAGCTGCCGCCTGGGCATTGCGTCCGCTTACTATTGTCCTGTTTGACGCGGACACAGCGTCGGCTCACTAGTGCGCCGGAAGAGGCCGGGCTGGTGACAGTGATAGAGCCAGATGCGACGATCATTATACCTCGTATTTAACCGTAAGCACCTGCGTATGCGATTTGAGGCCCGCGTTTGTAGGATGGTGCAGCAAGACAAAGAAGGCCATCATGGAGCCATTGACCTTGAACGTGATCTTGTTTCCGGCTGCATTGGTGCCGCCGATGCACCCGGCCGGAATTTTGAACTGCGGCCCTGATACGCCAATCGCGGGCCATGAAGGGCTTGCGGCCGTGGCCTTGTTGTAGGTGATCGGGCTGCTGCCGCCAGCCACACCGTATTTCGCCGACGTAACCTTGTAGTTTCCATTCGCAGCGAGCAGTTCAATTTCGATTTCATCGACCCAGGTCGATGCCGGATACAGCACCACAGACGCTTGCGCAAACGTGGTGCTGCCTGCGTTAGTCATCACCACGTTGGTGATGGACGGCACAAGATCAACTTTATCCGGCTGGGAATAGACTCTGGCATCAATAGGATACGAATTGACCAGCGGAGCTGCAAGCGTGATTGTCACAGTGCTGCCATTCGGCACCGCATTGCTGCCTACAATCTCCTCCATCTGCGCCCAGTCAAGCGTTCCGGGCGCAGACCGCTTGTCAATAATCAGATTGTCCGTGATCGTGCTACCGTTAGCCCGGAAGATGCTTTCATCACCGGTGGCAAGGATGGAGTTTTTGACATCTACAGTTATAGACGTGTCGCCAACGGCAGCGGGGGCGGTCAGGCGGCCTACGCCGTAGCGACGTAGCGTTGCAAGATTAGGTTCTACATCGGCCCACGTTGACCGCAGTCCTGCTGGGCCATCTTGCGGCACGATGTTGTAAAAATGATTGCCAAAAGTGAGAGCAACTTGTAGATCAAAAAGATCATAAGCAGCTTGTTGGACTGGATCAGTGTTTGAATCAGCCCAGCAAAAACATTTACACCACAGAAAAAAATCATCTGCATTGGTTTTGCTGCTGAAACGCGGGAACGAACCATTGGCAAGAATATCTATTGCCAGCGGCTTTCCGCCGTTGGTGCCGTCTTGTTCGTTGGACTCAGCCCGGAGCATTCGCATTACCATATCAAGTAATCCTTATTAATTTTATTGATCCAAAAAATGCGTCGGCATCTTGTGGCTGATTGCCCCAGCCAAGACCTTGATCATTGACCCTGGTCAGATAATTTGGAGTCAACGTGCTTTTGTCAACGACCACCATGATGCCGGATATTCCCAGCTCGTCTGCCGTGGGGTGCAGGAAAAGCTGCGGAATGCCGTCAGGCAGGGTGCGGAGAGCCTTGATCTGCGCGTAGGTGACATACCCTTTAACGCCGCTGCCGGTGTCCAGCGCAAGCAGCTCTAAGTCTGGCAGCGGGCCGGTGGTAAGTGTTGTCTCTTTGCCGCCGCAGAACAGCACGGGATTGAGGGCTTTACGCGGCACATGCAGGGCAGGGCAGGAGAGATTGACATCCAGTTCCACCGCGCCGATTTTGCAGATGGCTGCCATCACTTCACCCCCGCTCGTTTTTTTGCGTTCGCCGCGTGCTGCTCTTTGCGCCGTATTGCCTCAATCGCTGCGTTCAAATTCATAGCATTGTCCGGCGTGGCATATACTTCCGCGACCTTGCTGCCGTTCAGATGTACATCAATAATACCAAGATTTTGCATCTGCTGGCGCGGCGCGGGCATGTCCAGCTTGATTTGCGGCGGGCCAAGGTGCTTGGCGAGGATGGACTGCATCCGCTCCCAGTTGCCATGATTGTGCGCCGTTGCCAGTGCGATGCCGTCGCCCTTCAGGGCTGGCGCGGCAACTGCGCTGGCCCTGAGGACGTACTCATTGCGCATGAGCATCGCAGGCACGTCATCGCGCAGGCCGCTGCCGGTGGTGATGTGCGGCGAGGACAGGCGGCGGAAATCCGGGCTGCCGCCGCTTGCGAAACCATGTATTATCCCGCCGCCTGCTGCCGCCTGCACATAACGCTCTGTGACTAATATTTCCTTACTGGACGGGATTGCATTGACGCTGGCTGTTATGCGCTCTGATGCAGCTACAACGGATGTTGCCGACGCATAAATGCTTGTCTTGATAGATTCAGCGGCAGCAGTTGTCGCCGTGGACACGCCGCCGAGTTTCTCCTTAATGAATTTATCTATCTGTTCCGAAGCGTGAGAGAAATGAAAAGCCTCATCAAGCTGATCGGCCAAAGATTTGTATTCCTCTTTTTGCTTTATAAGGATTTCGATTTCCAGCTCGCCAGCTTTTTTGACACCAGCCATCGCCTCTTCCAGCGCGGCCTTCTGTTCCTTGACAGCCTTGGTGTTCTCTTTAAGCTGTGCCTCTAGCTCTATGATTCTTTTGCATTATCAATACTTTCCTGCTCAGACTCGGAAATTATGCCGTCTTTCCCTGCCTTCGCCTTCAGCTCGCCAAGTTTTTCCGTAGCCTCCGCCAAACTTTCTTTTGTTTTTTCAACTTCTTCCGTAGCCTCGCGGACATTACCAGCTACATCTGCCCATGATTCTTTGGCTGCGGCAGCGGTGGACAGGGCGGCATCAAAGTTGCCAGTTTCTGCCAGCCGGGCCGCTGAGGCATAGGCATCTTCAGCTTCTTTTTTTATTGCCTTCTGCGCTTCAGCAGCGGACATGCCGGAGCGGGCCATCTCTTTTAGCTGTTCATCTAAAGATCTCCCCTTGTTATAGATCTCTTCTGATATTTTTTTAACTTGATTACCGTATTCCTCCCACGATTTCTCCACCTCCTTGCGGGCATCTTTTTCAAAATCCGCAGCCTTTTCCGCCGCTGCCGTCGCTTCAACCGCAGTCTTTGCAACCGCCTCTTGCTTCTGTTTTTCGGAGCCAATCCAAGAGCTTGTCGCATCATCCCATTTGATTTTTCCGGCAGCGACGGCGGCATCCAGCTCCTGCATGGTGCTGACGGTCACGCCGGTGGCCTGCGAAATCTCGTTGAAGCGCGAACTCACCTGCGCGTTGATGCCGTCCAGCCGCTTCTGTGCTTCTGCCAGTTCATCCACGCTCCCGGCTGCGGCCTTAAAAAACGCGCTGGCCTCGCGGCCAAGGCCAGCAGCGGCGGCGAAGGCAGTGCGGGAGTTGTCCGCCCAGACCGTGGTTTTGGCATCAGTGATGCCAAGCGTGTCTGTGATGGCCTCAAATGCCCTCGGCAGCTGCATGATCACGCCGTAGCTTGCCGTCGTGACCGCAGCTACAGTCTTGATTGTGCCGGACAATCCTTGCACGACATTGTCAGCGTAACCCGCCAGCGACAGCGTGGCCCGGAGAGCCGGGCCGAATTGGTCGGTGAAGATGATCGCAGCCTTTTCAATTTCCGCGCCCGCCTGCCGGATGCCGCCGCCAAGCCCGTCCTGCATGGTGGTCTGCACCTTGGCCGCTGTGCCGTCCGCAGACTTGAGTTTGGCCTCCATGTTGCGGATGGAATTGCCGCCAAGATTGACAAGCGCAGTCATCGCGGCGGTGGAATCTCCAAAGAGATTAAACATCTCTCCAGACGAAAGACCTGACTTGCCAATATCATCTATGATGTCGGCAAAGTCTCTCATATTGCCTGCATCATCAAAGATTTTTATTGTATCTTTGTATTTTGCAAGTGTTTTTTCCGCCTCGCCTGCTGGCGCAATAAGATTTTTTAGTGCAGTTTTTAAGGCTGTTCCGCCCTTCTCTCCCTTAAATGTTGTTTCCGCCATCACGGACAACGTTGCGATTGTCTTTTCAAGCGGTGCTGTATTACCAAGATATCCGTACAAATTTGAAAATGTACTGCCAACCTCTTTGATGCTCATTTCCAAGTCGGCAGCCGTCTGTCCTGCCGAACTCCAGCCAGTCACGAGTCTGTCCGCAACAGGCTGCGCATCAGTGATCTGCTTGCCATACATCTTGAGGACGTTAGTCAGCAAGTCGCCAGCTTTGGCAAAATCAAGAGTACCCTTAGACGCGGCGGCCATGTCTCTGACAATGCCAGTTGCGCCCATTATCTCAGACGCAGAGGCTCCAGATGCCGCAAGATCAGCCATCCCTGCGGCGATGGCGCGGGGGCCGCCAGCCGCTCCTGCAAGGTCAAGGGCATTTTGGCGCAGCTTGGCCATCTCCGCCGCCGTCGCCCCGCTGAAGGCGGCCACAGCTTGCAGCTCATCGCCAAACTCAGCGGTGACAGCGACAGCCTGCTTGGCGGACTCAATGGACAGATATGCTGCCGCCAGCCCAGCCGCGCCCTTGGTCAGCGACGCAAGGCCAGCCACGCCCGACTGCGCCGCTGGCGGCGTGCGGCCCAGCTCTTTGTTCAGGGATTCAATCCGCGCCTCGGCGGCGGCAATGCCGCGCTCATCCAACAGGCCAGATTTGGTGAGCTGCTGGAGCTTGGCAATCTCCGCCTCAAGCTCCTTGGTTGAGCGCACGCCGGTGGCCGCCCATGCCTCCTGCGACTTGGCAGCTTGACCAGCAGCCGCAGCGGCGGCCTTGTACTCTTCGGCAACGCGGGCCGTCTCGGCGGCCAGGTCTTCGGTGGAGATGCCCGCCTTGTCCAGCGCGGCGGCGGAAGCAGCGACAGCGGAGGTCTGCGAGCGGAGAGATTGCTCAAGGCGGGTTACTTCATAGGCGGCCTTGGCGTAGGCATTCTGCGCGGCCTTGCCACCAGTTTCGGCGGCAGGAGCGAGGGCGGCGGCCTTAGCTTTGGCCGCCTCCAATTTAGAGGCAAGATCGTTGAGCGCGGTCAGTTGCGCATCAAATGCCTTGATGCGCGAGAAGGAGTCAAAGGCTTTGCGCATAGCGGAAAGCTCTACGTCAATGCCTTTGACACCTTTGCTCACGCCTGCTGAGTCAAGGGCTATCTGCCACTCTATGCGCCGATCTGCCATTTACGTTTGCGGAGGGTAAACTTTTTGTATGGCTCGCAAGGTCGCCCGTGTTGTTTCATCATCCATGCTCCACGGATCAGAAAAGCCGTAGCTTGCGAGCATAACCATGTTTCTGTCTGTGGTGTCAATCCACCGGCAGACAGCCTTGATCAGGCTGTCGGCTGATCTTGATGCTTCTGGCACTCCGTCCACAACGTCGGGAGCGCGGCGGAAAAAAAAGTTGCATTAACCCGCATGATCTCCCGGCAGACCAGCGCTAAATCGTCAAAGTCCACGTCTTCGAAGTCAGCCAGCGTCAGGCCGGTGCATATCTCGACATAGATCGGATTCAGCAGGATTTTCTCCGCAATGAGCCATGCCGTGAAGATCGGCGAATCCTCTGCCTGCAAAACATCAATGTCGAAATCACCGACCTCGCCGAGGCAATTTATCACCCGCAGCCGGTCAGCTTCCAGTTTCTTCCGGGCCGCTGCGGCCTCGCCAGCTTGGCGCAGATAGACAACGGACGCATGGTCAAGGCTGTCAGCCAGCATAGGAGTAACCTTGATCTGCTGCAACATGCCCTTGCTTTCCTCGGCCTCGCGCTCAAGCAATTCCACGGCGCGGGTTCGGCGGGCGAGGAAATACTGCATGTTCAGCACGGTCGCCCGGCGGTTCGTGGCGTTGGTCAGCTTGGCGATGGTGATCTTCAGCGGCTCTGCGCCGGGTGTCAGGCGGGGAATGGTGATGGTCTTGCTCATGGTGCTCTCCTTAGATTGTCAGTGCAAATCCGTAGCCGATTGGCAGCCCCTTGAAGGTGCCGTAGCTGTTGCCTCCACGGGGTATCTGCGGCATCAGCTTGTAGGCGTAGGTGTGCTGCTTATTGGTGCCAGCTTCCGAAGAGATGCCGAACTTGGCAGCAGGCACAACTCTGACGCAATACAGCTCCATTGGCCCTTCTTCGCCGGACACGATATTGCGAACGGTGGCCATTATCCTGCGCAGTCCAGTGTCTCCGGGGTCTGTCATGTCTAACACAGTCTGTGTTTTTTCTGCTAGCTCGCCGGTGATTGTCAAGGATTGGCCTTCGGTGATATCGCCGGACGCAACAGGCATAAACAAGCCGCTGACATAATCAATCTTGTAATCAGCATTGGCCGGGTCATCGGCCCAGTTGACATACGTTGTGGTTCCGGCAGCGTTTTTTATTACCGCGCCGGGCGTGATCTGCTGCTTGCCGATAGGGGTGTACTCGCCGAACATGCCAGAGGCGGTGAAGGCAAAGGCAGTCAAGGTCTCAGCCGCTCTGGTCTCAATCGTTACTTTCGCGCCGATGACATCAGCAACGGTTTCCGCATCCGAATTCTGAAAGACGCAAGAACCTTCAGGAGGCTTTTTGCTTTTGACGCTGCCGATGACTTGATCCCGTGTTGAGAGCATGTTGCCGATCAGCGCGGTGATCTCCTGCTCTGCGCCAAATTCAAACGGAGACACCTCGCCACGGTCACGGAAGCCGTATGTCTTTCCGCCAAATGTTCTTGACCCGTACACATCGCACCAAGCGAAATATATATCTGCCTCATAAATCGCCGGAATAGCATTTCCACCCATTTCATTTCCTCTTGGTTGTCTTTATAGCCGAACAAACATACGTGATATGGTAATATGGCGCAGCAAATCTGCCGAGGATTATTCCGTCAGCAGTTGCGACATACCGCCCAAAAATATGCTCATGTTTGGTATTTAAAATCCAGTTTCCAATCTGCAATGGCTTTAAAAAACGCCGCATGATCTCAGCAGATTCAGCGGCCATGAGCTGATACCCGGTCAGCGGATCAGGCTTGCCGTCCGCTTCGGCGGCGTACCAGACAAACTGCACCTCAAACCGCTCATCGCCTGCATTACCCGGCGCATCAGACCGCTCGCCGTCCAGCGGAGCCAGCTTCACGCACGGCGCACCTTCGGGCCGCTGCGCGTTGCTGTTGCGCGGCGGAACATCAATCAAAAAAATGTCCAGCTGCGCGGTGATCAGGTTGCCCGGCGCAGGGTAGAGCTGCCCAGCAACAATGCCCTCAAGACGGTCTTTGGCCAGAGCGAGCAGGTCATCCAGCGGGTCAAGGCGGGAGAGCATTACTCTTTAACCCCCAGCAAAAACATCTTTCTCTTCATCACCTCGCGCCGGGCGTGGCGCATCCATTCCTTGTCCAAAGCCGCCGCTGCCCGGTAGCGGCGGCTGAAGCCTGTTGCGAGCATGTAAGTCACGGTTATCATTTCAGCTCCCTATCAATTTCTCGGATCAACGCATCCGGCATGGCTTTGTCGACGTAGCTATCCACTTTGGTTTGATATTCCGGCTGCGCCAATATGTTGATTGGCGAGCCGATAAACTCCTCCCGAATGCGCCGTTTTGTGCCGGGAATGCGCTTGAAAACGCCGACATGTCCAGAATCCATCTTGGCCACGAACGCGCCGGGCACGGCCTTTTTTCCGCTGGCCCGCTTGATCAACACCGGTACGCCGATGGTCGGCGTGTAGCCGCCCCCTGAAGTACGCTTGGTGGACGGCGCGGACTTGTTGCCGACCGCAAAATCAAGCAGCGGCTGGCCTTTTTTGCCCACGCCGACAACTGCCGCCGAGGCGATGGTCATGGTGGCAGTGGCCTTTTCAATCGTCAACAGCGGCAGCACCTTGCTCTGCGGGATCGCGTATTCGGTGCCTATCCAACGGGGAGCCTCTGCCCGCAGCCCGCTGGCGACGTGGTTCACAGCCCGCGCACCGGCCCGGCCAGCTGCGCCGGGAATGGCCCGCAGGCTGTCTTGCAGCAGCTTGGTCTGCTCGCTGTTAGTGCTGACTGATTGCATCTATTTCTTTTGCAATAACTTTTGCAACCTCGTGCAAATCATCTGAGGTCATCACAAAACGACCACCAGAATCAGGCTTACGCACTATAAGCGTAAACTTGCAATCACCTGTGAAATTCTTCATGATATCTGCAATGTGCTCGCCGCACTCGTACTGCAAATCACCGTCTCTAACCATAATAGTCCCTAATTGGTTGAATCATATCAAATCACGCAAGCCGGGAATGCTGTGCAAAAAAGTGCCATGTCCTCCTGACTGGCAAAGCCCATCGTTGATTCTCCGAACACGACTGCGCCGCCACGATGCCACCTGCCTCGCTGACCGTGGATCGGCGATGATTCTTTGCCGAGTTTGTCAACGCACCAATTCAATATTGATTGTTCTGTGTCACTTCCAATTGATCCAGTGCGCACATTGATGACGTAAGGCGTTGGATCCCAAACCTCATGCGCCAGAGCCAACGACTTTGCATCTTGCCATTTAGCGATGCAATCCATCATGTCTCTATAAGCGTCGGTTGCCATCAATTATTCCTCGTCAAAACAAGATGATAAACCGGATCATTTTGCAGCACCTGCTCAATCACATACTGCTTGCCGTCCACCGCAAGCCGGTCTGTTGGCTGCGGCACAGGCAGGCCGCAGGGCCAGAGCAGCACCGGCACCCGCAGGAGCATCCGGGTCGTGTTGACCCCGGCAAATTCCTGCTTCTCCGGCTGGTGCAGGGCCAGCCAGCCCCGCACCATGAAGTTGTCTATCGACAGCGTCTGCGCGAAGAACTTAGCGCTTTCCGCCAAGAAGACGGCGCGTTGCTGCTTGGTCATAGCTGCGGGTACGGATGATTGGCAATCTGCACCAGCACATACCTGCCCTTGGTGGCATCCCACTCATAGCCATGATACGGACGTTTTGCCCGCAGCAGATCGTCCGCCGCTTTGATAAAGTTCTCTTGCTCCGCGTAATACGAGACACCGAGGCAGGTATCAAGCTGACATAGCATATACTCCATCCCGTTTGGCGCGGATGTGGCTGGCTGAGGTACAGAAACATCCTTGGCGGAAAACATCTGTTCACCAAGAAAAAACATCGGCGTTTCCGGGAACGCTACCCGATAGTATAGACCTTCTGCGGCGAACGTCACGCCGGTGATCTTACCTCTCTTGCCACATGCCAGGAACTCTTGGTCAAGGCTCAATGGAGCATCAAAAATGCTCATGGTGTATATCCTCTCATCCGATGTGCATCCACTCCATCCCTGCGGTCGGACACAGCCCGCCCAGCGACGAGGCCGCGACCACAGCGTGGATGGTGTTGTTGACGAGGTCGTCGTTAAATTCGCCGTCCGCCACGTCCCATCCCAGCACGTCGCCAGCAGCCGGGGTCAGCGTTGACTTGACCGGCATCGGCCAGATGCCGACTATATCAGCAACGCCTACCTCGTTATTAGCGAGAGCGGAATTGATGATGCCGACGCGGTTGCCTATGACAACAATGCTGCGGATTGGCAGTGTTGTGCCGCTGGTGTTTTTGTAATGCAGCTTGCCATCCTCTTGATACCTGATCTGTCCTGCTTGTGCCATTATCTTATCTCCCTAATGAAATCAAGTTGCTGGTGTTTTGACGGCCCCGACGTGGCCAACTGCGCCGTAGCCGTAGCTGTGGACAATCGCAATCTGGAGGCTGCGACTGCCGAAATCCTGCCGAGTTTCTATGAACGGAGCCTCGTTGCCTTGTAGGTAGGAAAATCCAATGACTGGATATTCTACAGGATTGGCGAACTGGTAGAAAGCCCCCGTGATCTGACTTGACCAAACTGGGGCCAGATAATCAAATAGTACCTTGCGGGTATCGTTTGGCAGGTTACTGCCAAAAATAAGTTCAGCGGCGGTCAGCCGATCACTGTTATTGCCGATGAGCAGTATCGTATCTTCTGCCTCGCTCTCTTCGCCGGTGATCAATGCTTGCGCGGCGAGGAGGACGCGGCCAGCGGATAGAGTGGTCTTCGACAACGCGCCAGCTGTTGCCAAGTTTCCGTTCGCGGTGGAAAAAAGGGGGAGACCATCGGAAAGATTTGGGTTAGACTGGATAAGGCCAAAAACGTCTTTGTCCTCAATCTTAGATATGCGCATAGAGATGCGATTGAGCGCACCCATGACCGCTCCCAGCTCATCGTTGACAATGACTTGATGAGTCACGCCGAGCTGCATACCGCGATCTTTAACCCGGTACGATTCTGACCCCTCTTTGAGGTGCTTCTGCGGCAGCTTGCCGTCTTCCAGCAAAATTTCAAGGTCTGCCTCGGCTTCAACTCTTAGCGTTCTGTTTTCCTTGTAATTTCTTGCAGGAATGTCAATAGTAATCGCTTGCCGCTTGGCTGGCTTGAGCGAGTAGCCGGATAGCAGGACAGTCTGTGCAACCTCTCTTAGGAGCAGCGGAAAATCTCCGGTCGGATCAAGAGCGGCGTTGGCAATCTGGTAGCCGCTCATTCCGGCTGTACTGTCGCCGCGCTTGGCCAATACAATGCGGCACAGTTCGATGGCTGAATAATGCTGGAAATCTTCGTATCCAGCCGCGTATTTTTTCGGCTGGCCCTCGCTGTCCACCAATTTGATCCGCTGGCTTGCCAAGATGCCTGCGCCTACTGCGGCTCGGTACTTATCCGCGTCCGTGTGATCGCCGTGCGTCCACACGCCTGTTCCACCTGTTTTCATCGGCGCGTTGTGTGGTGATTGTTTAGCAGCGGCGGCCCGCAGATCGGCCCCGGTGTATTTGCGATCCGCCAGAAACGGCGCGGTCATGTCATCCGGCAGGCCCATCTCTTTGCACACGGCCAGGACTTCTTCGCGGCGCTGCTTTTCGGCAATGGCGGCGACAATGTTGGGATCAGATACGTTGTTCGGCGGCGGTTCAGGGGTGGTGTCTTTCGGCGGCGGTTCAGGGGTGGTGTCTTTCGGCGGCGGTTCAGGGGTGGTGTCTTTCGGCGGCATGATGTATTTCCTTGCGGTTACTGGTATTTTTTTGTAGCTGTTAAAAATGGCAGAACGGCCTGCGGCTTGCGCAGCCGGTGCGCCTGCGATGCGGTCGGCAAAGCCCATCTCCACCGCTTGTTCGGCGGTGAGCCATGTCTCATCGCTCATCAGCGCGGCAATCTGCTTGTCTGTCTGGCTTGAGCGGCGGTACGATGCGACAAGAGCCTGCTTGATTTGATCAAGCATTTCCGCATCTTTCAGCAACTTGTCGGCCTGTTTGCGGATATCCTCAGCGTTTGCCCCCATCAATATGTCAATGACCGTCCACGGGTCATGGATCATCAGCATAGTGTTGGCAGGCATTTCAATTTCGTCAGCCGCCATCAGGATGACTGAGGCGATGGACGCGGCCACGCCTTCCACCCTGCCGACGACGTGGGCAGGGTGGAACTTGAGCGCGTTGTGAATGGTCAGGCCGTCAAAAATAGACCCGCCCAGCGAATTGATCTTGAGCAGGATGCGCGACGTGGTCACGGCCTTGAGCTGCTCTGAAAACTGCCGCGCCGAAACGCTCTCTGACCACCAGCTTTCGCCGATGTCGGAAAATATTTCGAGCACGGTTTCGTCAGCGTTATCCGCTGATGCCTTGATGTTCCACCATTTCTTAGGAGGCATTCGGTTCCATCCCTTTTTCCACTTGTTTTTTCAGGCCCAGCAACCGCAGCTTCTTCTCTTCGCGGTGGATGAGCAGGTCAAGCTCTTCCATCTGCTGGCCGATATTTTCGTCAAAGTTTTCGCCGATTGCCGCCGCTTCACCGCGATGACATGACATGCCAAGATCAATCCGTTTTTCTGCCGCCGTAGCCTGCTGGTACGGATTGAGCGTCTGCTCGCCGTTGTACTGCCAGCTCACCGCGTCATGGTACTCATCCGGGTCATCGCCGTAGCCAGCGAGATCGCGGCGGCTTTCTGGCCCGCCGAAAAGCCATTCGCTTCCCAGCCACCATTCCATGATTTTACTGAGGAAATCCTCAATAAAATCAAATTGTGAGCATTCAAAATCCACGCCGGAAAGCTGCTGCGTCGCCATGATTCCGGCAAACGAGGTCTTGCTCACGTCGCCGGTACTCATTTCGTAGCTCAGGCCAGAAGGCCCGGCAATGCGCCGAGCGCAGTGATCGCTGAACTGCGGCAAATTGGCATTCGGCGTTTGCGGCGCAGGCTCTTTGTATTCGCCTTTCGGCAGCACCGTGATCTGCGGGCCGCTGACTCCGATAGTCATGCCCTCGCCGACCAGCTTGCCGTTGCTGTCAAAGTAGGTCGGCCACCTGCTGCCGCACGATCTTGACATTTCCCGGCCTAAGTTGGGGTCACATACAGAATTGATACCAAGGCCGGGAAGATCGCCCGCATCGCCGCCGATCAGTTTGCCGCCATCGGTCGCGCCGATCATAGCCTGCTGAAGAGCGTAGCCTTGAAAATCCTCCAAGTCTCCCGCAGTAAGCGCGGCTGAACTGCCTTCAGGGACACCCTCGCGCTGCGTGATGCGCTCAGGGATGTACACATGCAGCAGCCATTCGGCGGGGACATACCGGCTTTCCGCCGACAGCCTACCAAGCCAGTTGTCGTTTGGCAGCTGGTCAAAGAGCCAGTAGCCAAGCACCTGATCGGCGGCGTTGTACTTGATTCCGCGCCGGGTAACGCTGCCGTCTGCCTCTGTGCTGTTCCGCTGCCGGTCGAGATGATCCCGATCCAAGAGCTGGATGCGCAGCGGAGAAACATTTTTATTAGAAAAATCCAATATTTTCTTGGCGAAGAAAGAGCCGCTGGCGAACAGCTCATCATGCGCAAGCCGCTGGAGCTTTGAAAAGGACAATCGCTGGCGGCTGTCACAACGTTTTGTCCACTTCCGCCAGCGTTTGGTCAACCGCTTGTTACGGTCGCTGTCCGGCAGGCCGGTGGACAGCGTGAAGTTGAACAGCGGATGCAGGCCGGTGCGGATGACATGATTTTTTTTGCGGCGGCGATTGGTAACGACCTGCGCCACATCAGCGGCTTGGAGACGGCAGAGCGCAACCAAGTCCATAGGCCGCGAGCGATTCCACATCGCATCAAAACTTTCCTGCCGCGCGCGGCGGCGGCGGTAGCCCTCGTCCGGGTTGCCTGCCCGCAGGCTGTTCTGCGGCGGAGCAGGAGTATTCGGCTTGTTCGGCACACCTTTGCCGCCAAACATTTTTTTAAAAAAATCAAGCATCAATAGAACACCACTCTGGCAGATGCCGGACGCTGGAAGCCCTCGTTGTATTTGGCCTGCTCTTTCCAAATTTCCATGCGCTTTTTTTCCAGCGTGTCTTTGCGGGACAGCAGTGCTTCGAGACGATGCAGTTTGGTCTGCTCTCCGCCTGCGAGGTGTTCCTGAATGCCGCCTTGATCGGCAATTGCCGCATCGATCCTGACCAATTCGGCCTCAATATCAGTTAGCCATTCTTGCAATCTCTCTTGGTAAGTCATGCGCTCCTCTCCTTTCTTCCATCATTGCCGATTTTTTTTTTTTACGCAATTTTTTTCTTTGGAAAATAATTAGTGATTTCAAAAGGATACTTTCAAAAGGATACTTTCAAAAGGATACTTTCAAAAGGATACTTTCGCCTTGACATAATAGCCAGCCCGATGTATTATGCACCAAGTAACAAGGCATATACGAGACAGCACGGGTGAGGTGTTGCCGCTCCCGGCCCGGTGGCTTGGTAGTCAAGATCGTGGATTGCTCGGCCTGATCAGCCAGAGGGGTAATTTGCACAAAAACGGGACACCAGTGCGGCAGCCTGCTTGCCGGTGAGCAGTGATCACCGGTTTTTTTTATTAAAAAATCAACCAACCGAAAAAATGGACATACTCGAAGAGGAAAAAAGGCACGATAAGTACATGAAGTTGATTGAACATCTGGAACGCGAAAAGCTGCCGATTGCTGTTAAACAGTGCGAATCATGCGGCGGAACAATATACGGGACGGATTCCAACATACAGTGCGCAGACTGCGGCGCACAAAGCACAAATTACGGCGGGTGCTTCCCCGGCGGGCCTGCGAGTGATAGCTGGACAGCTGATTGCAAAGCCTCAAAAAAAATAGCAAAAGAATGGATGAAATAAATCAAATCCTCCAGCTTTTCGCCGCGTTGAAGGCCGAAGAACGCAAAGCGGCGGCGGGTATGGTGCGGCTGGCTGACCTGCTGCTTGACCAGCTCGACCAGAACGGAGAAATCCTATCAGCGAGAATTAGCAAGCTGAAGTCGAACAACAAGAACGTAGAGGAGCTGCTAAAGCGGATGGGTTACAGCTTCGGCGCATCACTCTGGGCACCAAAAAAGCCCGGCAAAAAACCAATGGCATGGAGGAAACAGAATGGCAAAAACTGATTTGTTTGCTGCGCTGGCAGCGGCAGTAAAGGCGGCAGGCAGAACCTTACGAGAGTTTACTGCGGCGATGAGGGCGGTGGATGAAATAATTCCTCTGCCGATAGCAGCACGACGGAGGATGACCGGGCGCAAGGCTAAAGCGCAGCTCAATCCTCGGCAGCTTTGGCGGCGGCGCAGGTCAAGAGGGCGGGGAACAAAAGGAGGGGCGCGAAAGTGAGAGTGATTATTTTTCAGCCGCATTTTGCAAATCTCGTTCGGCGCGGGGACAAAAACCAGACGATGCGCAAAAAGGCCCGCTGCAAGCCAGGCGACACGCTGAGTCTGAGGCAGTGGAGCGGACGGCCTTACCGCTCCAAGCAGGTGCTGATCAAGGAGGTTGTGTGCAAGTCTGTTGCGCCGGTCTGCGTGGATGCGGTCGGCGTGACGGTTGACGGCCGCCACGTGGACGAAGAAGAGTTTGCCCGGAAAGACGGGTTCGAGGATTTTAGCGACCTGCTGCGCTGGACAGCAGCAACGCACAGGCTGCCGTTTCACGGCGAGCTGATCAGTTGGTGATTTCAACGGGCTGGGGATTGGCATCGGCCCGCAAATGTGAAGCATGGAGAATGGCAATGAAAAAGCATCATGTAGTTATCTTGTTTGATGGCATCAAACCTATCGCAAACCCGTTTGCGATAAAATGCGAACGCTGCGGGCAGGAGCTGCAAGTGTCAATGCCGATATCTGTTGATATGATTAATGGCATCCAAAAAGCATTCCTGCGCGAGCACAAGACATGCGAGTATCCTCCAGTAGAGAATAATTGCAGCGGTGTCAAGCTCGCGATGGATGACTTAATGACTGACCGAACGGACAGTGTTGCCGATTACTTGAATAAAATACCCGCATACACTGAACCAGCGATAGCAGCAGACAAGCAGTAATTCAACGGGCCGGGGATTGGCCTCGGCCCGCAAATGTGAAGTATGGAGGAAATAGAATGGCTACTTTCAACGCACTTTTATCGTTTCTTTTAGGGATAGTCGCGTTGACTTCAAGCTCGTATTTAGCAGAAAAATATGGGTTTAATTCGTCAATATTGATTATTCCGAGCATTTGGATGGTACTTGCGCTCATACTTGCCTTTGATAGCGGAGAGCAATGGGGCAGGAAACGGCAGCAAAGAGACATCACGGAAGCATTGATACAGCACAACGGAAATGTCCTTGCTGAAATGGAAAAAATTAGACTCGACAAATCTAACGCATCCACGGAGCCAGCACCCTCCGCTGATCACCAATCCCCGACTGAGCTTCCGTAGCAACCCGCTGTTTGAAGGCAGACCAGATCGCATCGTAGAGTGCGCGGGTCTGCCGGACGCAATCCCGCCAATCCCGCCGCTGCCCTGCAATCGGCTCCATCCTTCCTGTGCGCTGATTGAGCTGCGCAGCGCACAGATGCTGCGCAAACAAGAGGTCGCAATCATTACTGACTTGCAACGCGCCGGGGCCATTTTGGCCGACAAGCAGCATTGATTCGACCTCAAACTCCGTGGCATTGCGGTCTATGTCAAGCCGCAGCATTTCAAACCCCGGACGCAGCGGATCGGAAGTCTTTGACCAGCGATACAGCTCCCCTTTGAAATCGTGCTGCTCGCCCCAGCTCATGTACCGCTGCATAGTGCCGCTGGTCAGGGCTGCCCATTCCTTGACTTCTTTGTAGCGATTTCCCGCTTTGTCCATCCCAGTGTTGCCGCGCCCGTCAATCACGAGCGAGTTGATTCTGTACGGCACACCGGGAGACCGCTCTTCATTGCCGAAAATGTCGCGGAATTTTCGGGCTTCAAGCTGATCAAGAATCGGCGCGATGGGAAGCCGCACTTTTTCGCCGTGCTGGTCAATGGTCGTCGGGATGTTGCCGTAGTCAATCACCCATGCTTTAGGGCGGCTCGAATGACCATCGCGGGTATAGGGCCAGCCATAGGCAACAATGCAATAATACAAGGAATCGTGCTGCGTATCACAGCCACAGAGGATGTAGGTGAGATCGTCAGAGGCAGGCGGCACAACACCGCGCGGCTGACCCCAACTCCGCTTGAGGATTGCTTCCGGCTGGCGGCGATGGCCAGAGAGCGAGAAGGTTTCGGCGCGGATGTGGTTGGCGAGATATTTCGCGGCGGCGATGTCAGTCTTTGCCTGCTCGACAAAACCAGCGATCCGCAGCATGGAAACCTGCGGAGAGGCCAGCGCGGGAATGGCTGTGCCGATGCTCTCCGGCCATGCGTCGGTGTTCAGGATTTCGAGAATCGGGCGCGGATCGTGACCATACTTCCCGGCCTTGTCCAATTTGTCCCGCCAGCCATTTTCCCGCGCCGCAAATCTTCCGGCGAGCAGGGCCTGCTTGCGGTCGGCTTCTGTCCATTTCGCCTTGCATTGCGGACAGACATAGCGCACATTGAGGATGTTAGATTCTGTGGAAAACATCTTGTTATCAATTACATAATCAAGATGCTTGTCATCAAGCTGGTGTTCCAATCCGCAGAACGGGCAGCGCGGCAGGAAGTCTATCCGCATTTGCACAACGGCCAGCTCTTTTGAGCAGGGCGCACCATCCACGGACAGAGTGGAAACCCAAATTGTCCGGCCATCTGCGCCGTAGGACTCACGCCTGCCGTCCAACAGAAATTTGACCGACGTTTCTGTTTCGGAAACATCTTCAACGACCTTGTCCGCCTCCTCAATGACAACGGTGTGGAACGAATACGTTGACATAGACATGACGCTGGTTGTGTTGCCAGCGTGGATGGACATGAGCGAGAGCTGGATCAAGCCGCCGCTCAGGTCATCCTCTTTCCCGGTGCATAAATATTTGAATTTTTTGCTTTTGAAAATCGGGATCAACGTAGCCCGGAATTTCTTTGAGGCGGTATCATGGCCGGGATAAAAAATTGCACAGTCCTTTGGATCATTTTTTGCGCACCACGCGACGTAGGACTCAACAATTGTTGTTTTCCCCTGCTGGTTCCCAGCGGCAAGGACTATAACCCGCGCCGCAGGATGGCACAAAATTTCCAAAAATGCTGGCTGCCAAGGCAGGAAAAACGGATCGCCGTAGCTGCCTTTTTTGGGGCCTTGCTTGATCGGGATGGTGCGGAGAAAGTCGGCAGGTGATTGCAGATCGGCAGCCCCGAACGCGGCGACGGCGGATGATGAAGGCGTGTAGTCAACTGTGATCCGCTGGGCAGGGCAGCGCACGTGGGAAGGCATCCAGTCGAACAAGTCGCTGTCCAGCTCGCAGACGCGGTTGTCTTGCCGCCGAATGCGGACAAGCTGCGGCTCAAGGATGGGCTTTGTCATCTTGCGGCGGGAGCGCGGGTTGAACAGGGTCGATGGTCACGCGGAGCGGGCCGTCGGCCAGAAGCCCGGCAATGGCGCGGCGGACAAGCTGCTTGAGGTCAGCGGCAAGGGCATGAGCGCGGGCTGGCTGACCGCCAACCAGCGTGACCTGCGCAGGGGCTGCCGTATCCACTGCATCGTTGATGCGGAGCTGCAACGCGCAGATGAGCGTGAGTAACTTCCTCTCGAATTCCTCAGCAGGGATGACCTTGCCCTGCGCTTCCTTCTCCAGCCGCTCGGCTTCATTGGCGAGAGCCTCTTTTCGCCTAACATCCGCTTGCAACTTGCGCTGCGCCCACGTTGCTGTTGTTTCGCTGTCGCCGAAGATCAGGTTGCCGGAGTGGTCTTTAAGGATGGTCTTGGCGACGGCCATATCCAGCCGCCACAACCTGTCCGGGCCTGCCTTCGCAAGCGGCTGGAAGCCTTTACATTTACTATAAAAAGTAGAGTCGCCAATATTACAGCCCGCCGAAACAAGCTGCTCCCACAGTTCTTTTCGAGTCCGCTGCGGCGGTATCGCTTCGATTTTCTTTTTGGTGTCCATGTCTATATATGTACTTTTGCTGGAGAAAAAAATCAAGGTGAAAAAAAACGGCGCAGGTGTACTTTTTAATCTTGCAAAGTACACCTACATGGATTATATTCAGCAGCAGATGGTGCGCGGCATAGGGCCGCAGAAAAATAGCCAGCGTTTTAACAAGGAGAAATAGATGAATAGCAGGCAACGCAAAAAAAACATCAAGATGAATACTATGATTCTTCCGAATGGGGATTTAGTCAGGCGTGAATGTATACTTGCATTGCGCAAGAGGGGGTGTCTTCCTGAATACAAAAAAGGTCCAGCATTATTGATTGACCTGACAAACAATAATACCATCATCTTGGAATTTAATACGGAATCGCAAAGAGATGGTTTTTTAGGCGAAGCAAAGTGGCTGCTCGGATGGTAATAAAACAACCATCCATATCGGAAGCGTGATCTTCCGGCCCGATATGGGCCGGAAGAACCTGAACTAATATCAACAGAAACACGGGATGAACAGTTTTTCGTGAATGCGATGATATGAATAAAACAGAACTAAAAGCGGCAGTGAAGGCACTCGGCCTCACCATCGCGCAGACTGCGGAAAAGCTCGGCATCACGGAGAGCTGGCTTAAAAAAATGCTGTCCGAAAAAAGCGAAAAGCAGGTCTCGCAACGGATTGCAGGCAAAGTCAAGCAGATGATCGCTGAGATTCCTCGTTACCCAGCGTGGGAGCGATGCCTGCGCTGCGGCGGCAGGATGCGCCTGATGCCATCCAAGCATGGCGGCGGCGTGGCGGTTATCCACCGCTGCCCGGCGGTTGACGGAGTGATTGTCAAGACGACCATCGAGCCGATGGGCGCACCGGCAGAGCAGGTCAAGGCGGCACTGGGCCGCAGGGCGGGAAAACAAAACGGAGGGAACAGATGCAAGAGCTGATTGAGGGCTGCGTGGCCGCCAGACTGCTGGACAGCGGCAAAGAGTTCATCGCCCGTGGCCGGCGCGAGGAGCGGGCGGTGAACTGGAAGGGTGCAGCGTGCTGCTACGTCAACGCGGCCCGGCAGCTTGGCCACCTTCCGGGTCAGACAGAGCGGCGGGCCAAAGCATTGGGCCGCGCTGGGCTGTGTTTCAGCCGCAACGAAAATTTGGAACTGGCAATGGCGTGCTATCAAGAAGCATGGATGCTTTGCCGGGAGCTTGGAGAGATAGTTGCCGCCGAATATCTGAGCCGTAAGATGGCGATAATCACCGGAAAACAATTTGAAAGGAGGGCAAATCATGCTTACATGCGGGACGTGCAGTAGGAGGCCGAAGGGCAAGCAGCGGTGGGTGTGCAGGAACGAAAAGACAGGGGAAACCCGCCGAGCCGTGGCGGAGCAGTCGCCGAGTTGCGCGAGGATCGCGCTGAGGTGCTACTACTGGCGGGTCAAGTTTTGCGCGATGGTGGCGGTCAGGTGGATAAGCTGGACGGCGGAAGCGGCAGCCCGCAGAATGTTCGGCCATTTGAGCCGACGCTGTGAGACCGGCAGGCAATGCAACATGCTGTACAACTATGGGGATGCAGATGAGCAAAATGAAGAGCTGTGGGCAGAGATGGACGCAAAGGCCCCTTTTTTGTGGGACTTGGACGCAGCCGGAGCAGAGCCAGCCAGCCAGCCACGCGCCGCTGAACAATGAGCACACCGGTCCGCTTGCAGAACTGCTGGAGGAAATGGCCACCAAAAACACTGACATGCAGCCCTGGTCGTGGAAGCTCAGAGTCAGCAGACGGATCAGCAAACTGTCTCCAGCGGACGTGAAGGAGCTGGAGGAAATCTATAGGCAAAAACTGGAGAAGTGCAATGGCAAGATGCAGAAAGTGCGGCCTGTCGTTTGATCCGCAGCCGGGAGCCGCAGCCGGGATGTACTGCTCCCGCGACTGCACCAACGCGGACAAGCGCGGGAAGGTAGGCGGCAAAGCGAACTTTGTTGATCTTGGCCTTGGGCCAAGGGTGCCGCTGGCCGCGCTGAAAAAGGGCCGCTGGGAAGAGGAGCATCTGTAGGCAGCACCCCGGCGCGGATGGGCCGTGCCGATAAACGAACAGGGAGAAGGAAATGAAGCTATATGTTTTAGTAATTGCAATGTTGCTTTTAGCAGGTTGCACACGGGAAGATCAGGCCCGGAGGACTCTTGAGAATAACGGTTATAAAGATGTAAAAATGAACGGATATGTTTTTTTTGGCTGTGATGAAAAAGATACATATCACGATTCCTTTGAAGCAGTTAGCCCAAGCAACCATCGCGTAACTGGCGTTGTATGCGGAGGCGTGCTCAAAAAAAGCACCATCAGGCTTGATTAGCCTTATATGATGTAAGTTCTCTAATAAGGCCGCTGGAGCAATCCAGTGGCCTTTTTTTATTGATGAAGCAGCAGGCTGTGCAGCACACCGGCGAGGTCATCGCTCTGCTGCGATGAGCGGGCGAGCTGATCAAGGCATTCCGCCGCGCCCTCCGCCTGCCACAGCTTGCTGATCAGGCGGGCAAGCAGGTCTTCGTTTCCGGTCAACGCCTCGCCGGAAACGAAGACCTCTTTTTTTTGTGGGAAAACACAGATGTACCGCTGCTTCCCCAGCACGTTGCGGCGGTATCGCTGGCCGCTGGCCATGTCTATTTCTGTCATTTGCCACCTCCTGCCAGCTCCTCGCCGGTGTATTTTCCATCCGGGAGCTGATCAAAATATCCAACCACGTCCTCATCTTGCAGCAGCGCGGCAAACTCTTCGCGTTCTGATTCAGTCCACGCTCCACGCGCCGCGCCGAAATCCGGCGAGCAGAGCCAGTCCCGCTTGACCAAGACCGCGCCGCGCTTGTGCAGCAGCTCGCCAAGGCGGAGCACGGCTGGCGGCGCATCCGGGAGCGCGGATTGAACCGGGAAAAGCCGGGCAAGGAACGGCTGCGGGTCATCTAACCACTGCCATGCTCCGCCGCCCTGTCGCAGCACATGCTGCACAGAATCACGCAAACGCCCCTCTGTTGCGCCGAGCAGCAATTCAGACTGTCCACCATTGGTGGACAGCAGCTCGCAGATTTTTACGGCATCCTGATCGTTTTTGACGGCATCAGCAGTGAGCAGTTTGGCGGAGTAATCCGGCCAGAGGATACAAAACGCCAGCAGTTCAGCAGCATCAATTTTTCCGGCCTCCCCCTCGCCCGTAAGCTGCGCTCCTTTTTTTTGCGGAAGAAAATCATCTTTTGCCGGTGATGGAGCATGAGCTGCATAGAGAGCGATGCCTTCGGCGGCCCACGCCCGCTGATCACAGCCCGCCTTGATCGTGTCGCCGGTGTCCTTCCACAGTTTGCCGTGATCGTCTCCGTCGCGGCGGCTGGACGGGTGAATCCAAAAACTGCCAGTCGGACAGCACCACGGCTGCGCCTGCCGGTAATGCTCCAGCCACCAATCAACACCATTGACTCCTGCCGCGTCGCGGTCAAGGGCCAGCAGGATCAGGCTCTTGTGGCGCAGCTCCTTGTTGACTTCCGCGCCGGGGCGACCTGTCGCGGACCCCATCGGGATGATCGTGATGTCCGGCAGGAGGCCGGAGAGGGCGAGGCCGTCCAGCTCAGTCTCAAGGATAATGGCCGCGTCATGGCCCGGATTGAGCACGGTCTGCGCGACCGTGAACGGCTGGCTGCCCTTGATGACACGATACTTTGGCTCGCCGCGCATGGTGCGGATGTTCACCCGGCGCAGCTCGCCGCGCCGGGTGAAGCAGGGGATGACAATCCCGGCAGGGATGATGATCTTGCTCTGCTTGCCGCCGTCGCCGAGATCATCCATGCCCCACGCTGAGGCCATGCGGTAGGAGGGCTGGTAGTCCTCGCCGCGCACGCGCTCGCCGAGGTGGATGCCAAGGCGGTGCTGCTTGATCAGCTCCAAGGTCACGCCGCGCTGGGCCAGCCACGTCAAGGCGGATGGCCGGGCGAGCAGGGCATCGTGGCAGGAGGAGATCAGCTTTTCAGCATGTTCAATCCACGCCTCCGGGCGAGAGACGTACTCAGGCCAAGCGTCCGGCTGCGGATGCCAAGCTGCGGACGCGGGGGACGTGGAGGGCAGCGGCGGCAGGCCAGGAACAGGGCGTTTACGGCGCGGCTTGCCGGGCTGCTGGCTGTCTTCGAGTTCCACTCCGCAGGCTTCGGCAGCGGCGCGGTAGGGGAGTTTGTTGACCTCCATCTGCCATGTGATTGCGTCGCCTTTTTTGTTGCAGGCCCAGCAGTGATAAAATCCAAGCTCTTGACATTTTGAGCTTTTTGCCGTCAGAAGAATCTGAAACGCACGGTCTGAGGCGCAGAACGGGCAGGCTCCGTCGCGACGAGAAGAACCGACAGAGATAGATTTGTAGCCTGCGTCGGCGTGGAGGTTGAAGAGGTGGGTCATGGTTGCGCTCCGGGTCTGTGCATGGGCCGTGTAGGGCGGTGCAGGGGGGATGCACTACATAACCTTGCAGTGATATTAGAGATTTTAATCAAGTGTAGGGCGTGTAGGGTAAAATGGATATTTTTTATCCATGTGCGTGTGCGTGTGCGTGTGCGCATATGTGCGATGCGAATATACCCTACATACCCTACACCACCTCTATATATAGATGATATAATTAAAGAAAAATAGTGTATGGGGGATACACTACCCTGCACTACCCTGCACTGATTATTCCTCATAATCGCCTCCATCTTTGAGCATGTTAGCCCTTGTTTTCATGTCGTTTTCAGTTGCAAGCCTGATTCCTTCTACCGTCTGGCCTCGACCAATCCGAACTCTCCTGATGTGTTCAACCTCGAAAAGCCGGTTAGCCGTTTCGATCAGATTAGTGCTGAACGTGTTCAGGTCGAGTCGCGGGTCTTGGCGATTGACAGCGCAATAACGCAGGTAAGCTGGCAGCAGCATGGTCTCTTCGTCTTCAACCTTTTCAAACAGAATTTTACCGTGTTCCATTTTTGTCTCTCCTCCGCCGAGGAGGGTCTTGACACCGGGAGCCAGCACTATGCGGGAAAAAATGAAGCCGGAAAGAGGGCTTCCTGCGAACTCTGCGCGGCGGACAGCAAGCGTGATGACCTCTGGCGGATTGATCAGGGTGTTGTTGACCACCTTGTCATCCAGCTCCAAGGCCCAGTTGACAATGCCAGCAGCCTCGGCGAAGAGTTTATCCTCGCCACCATCTGCCAAAAATGCGGACTGCTGCGCTGGGGATAGCCGCTGGTTGAACTCAATGATCCGGGCGCGGCGGGCCAGCGCACCAGCATCATCGGCTGGCCACGAAAATCCGGGATTTGAAGTCATGATCACGCCGCCCTTGAAGGTGAACTTCATTGCCTTCCGCACCTTGTCATACTTGTCGCCAGCTGAAAAAGAATCTCTGCCGGTGATTGATTTGAGTATCTGATAATGCGATGACTTATTAAATCTTGTTGTCTCTGACAGAACGAGCAGGCACTTGTCAGCACCTTCAAGTTTCGTCTTCTCGAATTTGTCTTCTTCGAGAATTTTCAGACTTGTGTTGACAACGGCCTCATCTGAAAATAAATGTTCAATGACTCTCGCCAGAGTTGACTTTCCTGAGCCGGGTAATCCCTGCAAATGCAGAAATATTTGCAGGTGTGACTTGCGAGTGATGCAGGCGTTAATGAAACATCGTATCACATTGACAATATCATCAGCATCCTTGTTTTTTATGAATAGGCTTTTCAGCCATTGTTTAAATACAGGACATCCTGCGGTCTCGCTGTACTCATAGGGAAGGCACCACCTCTGTGCGGTCTCCGGTATCAAAGGCAGCAGTTTTCCACTGAAAATTTCAAGGATGCCATTTTGGAACGGGATTATGCCTTGTTTTTCCTCCGGCATTTTGAGGCGATTGCTTGCCACCAGCACGTTGATGCTGCCTTTGTAACAGCTGTCAGAGTATCCTCCGGGCCAAGATTCGCGCGCGAAAATTGCGCTCATGGCTTCACTGTCACTTCCGGGCTTGCCGGGCAGCCAGACGTGGCCGTTGAAAATTGGCCATTCGCCGCGCTGATGGTCGTAAGCGATGCGGCCTTGCAGTTCTTCCGCCAGCAGCGCAGCGATTTCTGAGTGATTTTTTTGGCGGTATATCACCTCCCCCTTGGAGTTTTCGTGCCATGTCACGAATTTTCCACACCGCAATTTTTCTTCAAGCGGATTTTCCTCCGCCGGTTTTTGGACTGGGTCGGGTACTTCCGGGGCAGGAGCCGCAGCCAAAGTCGCAAGTATCTCTGCTTGTTCCGACTTTGGCACCTTGAGCTTGACGCGGATCAGCTCCTTGACAGCTCCAAGTTGATGCGGGGCAAAGTTTTGATGCAGCAGGAAGTCAGCGGCTATGCTGTAATTATGCGTTACCGTTAGCTTTTTTACACAAAAAAAAGCGGCTCGCAATTGAGAAGGGAGAGTAAGGAGATACTCTACATCTTCAAACGACCAGTGATTTGCCATTTTTGCCATTTTTGATCCTCAGAAAAATAGGAAAATGGCCGGAGAAAGGCAGGTTTAGCATTGCGCATCCACCTGTTTTTTGGTATGCTATGAATGGTTCTTCCATAGCCATCATCCGGCTTCAGGCCCGGCAACTCCCTATAAGTTGCCGGGCCTTTTTTTATTTTGCCGGGCTGCGGCGGTTATGTCAATGCTTTTGTCATAATTGGCCGCCAGTCCATTTTTCCAATGAAATAATATTTTTTTGCGCGGTCAAAACG